TTAACGAATTCGGCAAATTGTCAAGGCTGGACTCTATTGTGACCGAGTCTCCTACCGTTAGTTTAAATTTCGATTATTATTTAACAGACGGAGAAAATGAAAGAAAATTAGGATTTAACATTCCTACGAGCGACTGGGAAGGGGGGTTCAGACCAGCTTCAGCAGGTTATTGGACGGGCGATTTGGCCGTATCAGGATACAGCGCATTATCCGGCCTAATTGAAGATACTGTAGGAAACAATTATTTTATTTTGGTAGGAAGAGAATCAAGGGATTTGGCGGACGACCCTATCACAAAATATATTTCAAGTTCAATAGATTATGAAGTTATCAGCATCGGAAATGGGTTCATTTCCGATTATAACATAAATGCTGCTGTGGGAGCTATTCCTACGGCTTCCCTCTCCGTAGAAGGGTTTAATATAAAAACTGATAAAACTGCGTCAGGAACCTATTTTCCTTTCGAAGGGGGACCGGGCGATGCACCGGTCAACAGCCCGCTCGTATCTGGCAACGGCCTTAATTTTCCTGTCATCCCTGCGGTAGACCAAGTAAACGGTCAAACCGGGATCGCTGGTGTGGATAGTGCCGATTACATATTTAACGAATCTAACGGTGTATGGAAAAATGTTCCTAGATTTCTTCGTTTCAGTGTTCCGATGTATGAAACCGGAACCGCTCAAATGGCTGCTTTACGACCGGGAGATATTACATTTTCCATGAGTAATTCAGGAGATTATCAGGGCTTCACAGATATGGATGGAGACGGGCAGGCTCACTTGCAAAGCATGGCCATTAGCGTGCCACTGACTCGCACTGTCCTACAGCGCCTAGGAAATACCTTTGGCTATGCGCGTGTCATAAATTTGCCTATGAATATCGACATAAGCTTATCTTCTGTGGTCTCCGAACTTAACAAAAATAATTTATTTGAAAGTCTGACCTCACCACAAAAACATACTTTTACATTAACTCTTCATGAAGCCGCTTCCACCGGAGCAAAAGGACCAGTAGCAATGGTGTTTGAGGTTAAAAATGCCCGACTCGAAAGTGAAACCTTTAGTAGTGCTATAGGGGATAATGAAACTGTAGATATTACTTTTTCCACTCAAGTGGGGGGTTCCAACGATACGGACAATGGGTTATTTATGAATGGAAGTTACTTTAGGTTTCCTACCATCAATTATTTTCCATTAGGTAAAAATAAAACTAAAGATGGGGCCTATAAAGGTGTTCCTCCCGGATACGAGGATTAACGGTAACCCCGATAATCATAAGCGGAATAGATATCGCCGCTAGCGCTTATAGAAGCGTCTGTACCGGCTACTTGAACAGGGGCGGCATCGTAGATATTATATTTAGCTACGAGCGTTTCTAGGCGCTCCTGAGCGTCCTTAGCGAACCCTCTATAGGTTTTAGCAATTTCGTTTTTGTTGGTACGGGTAATTACCGAATCTCCTTCACGCAATGAAATAAAGTCCACCGAGCTATCAATACCCTTTAATATAGCGCGGGCTTTTTTTGTATAATAATTTGTAAGATAAATCTGTTTATAAATATCACTCTCTTCAAAGCGAAAACCCCCTGAAGGCTGAAGAACTGTATCGTCAGGATATTCAGTCTCACTTCCAGATCCTGAGAACGCCCTGTAAATAACCGTGTTAAGTAATCCTACGTTATTAGCAAGCCATCCTGAAATTGAAGCTAAAGTGGAATAATCTGCATCAGAATCAAACTCGTCATTATAAATACCCGTCGCAATGGTGCTCACCAAATACGGCGTTTTAGATCTGTCCGGCATATAATATATTTACACCAAAAACTAGAAACCTTCGCTCATTAATTTTTTAGCTTTTTCATGATTGGGGTGATTCGGATCATGAATAGGCAAAGGGTCCTCCATACTAATAGTTCTAGAGCCCTTGGTAGTACGCTTAAACTCTTCGCGAAGTTTTTGCTTTAATCTGGCTAACACGCCATCTGGAAAAACTCCTACTTTCATAGCTAAGGCCTGCAAGTCACTCAAATTAGACCCCTTCAACTCTTCCTCAAAAATATTAGGATCATTCGTCCCAAACGGATTAACCGTTTTAATCCCCAGCACTTCCTCAAGCTTTTTTACCTTCTCTATGGCACTATCATCTAGTTTCCCTGTGGTGAAGTTTTGGAGATCTTCCAGAGCGGGCTTTGGGGTCTTGGGGGCACGCTTGGCTGTAGAGCGTTTTACGGTCTTTTTCTTAGTTTTCTTTTTCGCTGCCATGGTAATATATTACAACTAAAAAAGCATTTTTCCAAAAAAAAACTCCGCTCCTCGAAAGGAGCGGAGTTGAATCAGTATNANACNGATTACATNATNAAGCCNACTAAGGCTCTGTTGTCCAAGACCATACGTCCCTCTTCCAANGCACCGTAATAACCNATTCTCTGCTGTCTANNNGAGAACTGATCATCAGCGACNAANTTGAANTGAGATCCAGTTTCGGAATCNACAGCAATAGCGCGAATCATCGCGTCACGACTGCGATCAAGACCAACAATGATTTCCTCGNNAGCGCCNTCGAAGGCACTGGACNCCGNGNTAGAACTGTTATTGAGATAATCAGTAGTACCAGCGACTGTATCGAAGACGTCATTGAAACGCTTGCCAACACCTAACTCAAGGACTTCCATNATGGCNACNCCAAAGAATTCAGTTAAGCCACTCTGNCNAAACACTGAATTTCTGACTGCATCAGGTGCAGGAATACCTGCCCCACCAGCACCATCTGTAACAGACGAAGCTGCACCAGCAGCACCAACCGTACTGACCGGATTGTAAGCCATAGAACGAATCTGCTCAACCACTTCAGGTGAAACCAGAAGATCAGTCAANGCCTTACGGGCACCNGCAGGTGTACCNCCGGACCATGAAGCATTAACTCTCTTCATCTTGGTGAACAACTTGTTCAAGTCGTCAATCAAGAAACGGTTAGCCTGAGCAGTCCTAAACACGTTACGGTTTTTAGCACCAAATGCCGCATTACCGTTTGTCGCGTTCGCTAGAGCTGTCATCAAGAGGTTGGAGGATGTTCTTTCCTGTTTAAGGAGAACTTCCTGTGCCACCCGAGTAAAAGTTTTACCAATCACATCAAGTCTAGAGCGGGAAGCGTACTTTCTGTCGAAAGACACCGCGCTATCCAAGTTATAAGTAGCGAACTTCAATTCGGAGGCTGTGGGTTGAATGTAGTTGGTCGGAAGACCNCCGGCCACAGATTGACTGTAGACCCGAATGTAATCCTCATCAAAAACATCGTAATACAAATCCAACGGAATAGAAGGATTGTCGTCTGCGTTATACTCTAACGCGGTGAACAGATTGCTGATAGTCGGAGCATTATTGATAACCTCGGCCAAAACCGGACCAATAAACTCGGCTAACGCAATTTGAGCAGCGTAAGCGGTTTCTCTGTTACGAGAAGCCATTGCTTTCACCAGTTCCACTTGCTCATCGGTTCTTTTTAATGTAATTTTCATTATATTATATTAATTCCTTTCTAATTTAAGGGTTATGCAACATCCAATGAGCTGCTACAGTCTATCTGGACTAACGCGTACTGTGCAGTACCCGTACCAGCAAACACATCCGCCTGACCGTTCTGAGAGGTTCTATTGCCGGTCGCCAAAACGTGACCAACAAGAGCAGCCGTCAGATCAACCAGTCCCTCACGAGTATAGCCGGTCAATTTGCCCGGATTGTCGGGAGAAATCCCAACAAGGTTACCCGGAATAATAGAAGCGCCTACAAGTTCGTAAGCTGACTCGTCAAAGGTGAACAAGCCCCTCGTCGCGACCGGGCAAGCCTGACCGCTAAGAACCGCCTGTAGTTCATCTTTCTTGACTGGGTTGTAGAGAAGTTTTTCTCCATTCTCGTCATTCTTAATCGTCTGATTAAGAGTAACGCCTAAGACCGGAGCTCCGGTGGTGGCAGCCACAAATCGTAAAGGAACCGTTGGATACTTGTCAGCACCCAAGAACGGGTAATCGGTTTTCCCCAAGTAATCACTTCCGATAAGATCGAAAGTATCTTGGTTCATATTACCGCTCAATACCTTTACCATTACGCCTGCGCTACCGTTGCCGTCAGTTGACGGGTTGTCGTCTACCACCTGATTTGCAAACAGGTTGATGACATCCGTCTCGTTATATTGCCTAAATGGGTATAATCTAAGTGCCATAGTAGTTTATTTGTTTAATAGGTTATTGAAATGTTTTCGGTATTAAAGGCCCGCCTGAATTGATCCGACAAGGACTCCTCCGTGGAAGAAGCTTCGTTATTATTAGCGATGCTCGCATGTGGAACCTCAATATTTTCCACAACTTCCTCTACAGTTTCATCGGTTTCAGAAGTAGTTTTAGTAGCGATAGCTACACCCTCTTGCGAGGTAGTAGATAACCGTTTCTCAAGCTCTTCCTGAACCTTTGCTTCAAATTGTTTTTCCTGCTCCACTTTAAAAGCTTTGCTCTTATGTAGAAGAAGGGAAGCCAATTTAGATTGATAGCCTTCAAAAGCCTCGTCGGAAGCCTCGAGAATCTTCACTTCGCTCGCCAAAACCGTACGGTCTTGATCAGAGAGGTCGTAAAGCTCGTCGATAGCTTCCATGCGGCTATTGAACAGCTGTTCTGCCGTAGCAGCGTTAATGGAAGATTCTAGTGAGTTAATTTTCTCAGTAGCCTCTTCCAACTTTGTCTCAAGGTCTCCTATTGAAGCTTTAGCTTCTATTGCATCTTTCTCAGCCTGAGCCTTTTCAGCCTCAACAGCCTCTCTTTCAGCCTTAAACTCCGCGTCCTTCTCACGAATCTTGTCGATAACATGAGAAGCAACACTAGCTACAGCTTCCTGAGTGAATTCCGCATTGTCCGCTAACTTCGATTCGAGGACCTTCTCGAACTCGGTTTTGAACTCTGTAATATCCATAGTATTAGTATTTTTTACATTATTATTTTCCTTTTGGGAAATTTTTAAAATATTATTTTTAAAATAATTTTGGAGAACCGTTGCCTCGCGCTTGTCTTTTAGCTCCAAATCTGTATTTTTTTGAACCATTAGGCCGCTGACATCCGCCGCCGGACTCGTAGTAAACCCAACCCCCAGCGGAAAAACTTCCCCTACCACCAGTCGGTAAATGGGCGTTCCATCATCTAAAGTTCCGGCCCCTTCAAAAGCTTTTAGAAAATGCTTCATTTCATTAATGTGAGTAGGATCTTTAATAATTTCAGCGTCTTTTAGGTCCTTTGAACCCACCGCCAATACAAAATCATTAAATCCCAATTCCCAACTTGCAGAAATTTTATGGAAATAATTGCTTTCTTCGTCACTTGACTGAAGAAGAACGTCCGCAAAATCTTTATTAACAGTCTTATAAATAACTGCCGCTAATGAAATGTAATAAGGATCTTTAGTGCTAAGAGCCGCCGCATTGCCTAAAATCTTATTATTATCAAGGTCGGCAAACCCGGCGTTGACAATATGCCCCACCACCTTTTGCTTTTTATGTTCAATATTTGTGGGCTTATTAACGAAGTAATCGATTAAGTCAACAGCNGTTTCGGAGTTGATACCATCTCCGTTTCTATTGAATTTATTGACGATCGCTGCATTGAAAGCTGCTCCCACCAAATCAATATTCCGCTCCAAATCAATAGATTTGGGTATTAAAGGGCGTAAATTATCTAAAGAAGCTTGACTAATATTGAGGTCATTTTCCAAGTCGCTCGTTGCGTGGACGGTAAACTCATAACGGGTCTTGTATTTAAAATTATCCGACATCGTTTCATAAATATTACACCTAATTATTTATTGAGAGAATTTTTTCTGCTATGGTACAAAATAGCTGCAGCATAATCATCTAGCTCATGTTTGGAGCTGATTTCCAGAACTTGCGGCATCGGGTTTAATTTAATCAATTTGTTGGGATCTTTAATGCATCCCTTTCCAATCTCCAACCAATCCTTTTTGTCTTTGGCTACCACCACCGACTCACATACTCTTTCTAGCATATTTTTTTGAGCCTTACTGAGACGCTTTTTATTGAAAACTTTTTTAGCTTCAGTGGCCAAGGAGTTGTACAGATCATTAGTTTTATCAGCAATATGTTTAATATCGGTAACAGAGTAAGTGGCCTTGGCTAAGGTTTTAGCTCCCGGGGGCCTTCCCGGACGGCCAGCACTCTTACCCGCGTTCTTGTTCTCTTCGTATTGCCGACGTTTTTCTAAAAGCTTTGCGCCCTGCGGGTGTCGAATTTCTTCTATCTCCTCTTCCTCTTCGAAGTCCATAGGAACTGGGGTTCCCCCTACGATAGGATTGTAAAATCCCTTTTGACGATCTTCTACAAACTTCTCTTGGGCTTCTTCTAATTCCTTTGCATTTGGAAATACTCCCGTTTCAATTACCTTGATACCTTCGGCGGGAGGAAGAATACCTAGTTCCATCATACGGGTAATAACTCTTTGCACTTGAGCTGGATCTTGAAGATCAATAGTTTCAAATTTAGCAAGGGGAGCATTTTTAAATCCATAGTTTTTACAGATTTGTTTAACCTCGGGTTGTAAAAAATTATTAAGAAACGCATCCCTAGACTCTTTCAATCTTTGTAAAAACATTTGAGCCTTTATTTCAGTGCTCGCAAATTTTTCTTGATTTAAAATTATATTTTGTAAACCTTCCTTAATGTCCTGATTGACGACTTCGTATTTTTGCGGCCCAATAACTTTTTGTATATCAGGAATAATGAATTCAGCTTTGGTGGTGTAATCGCTAACAAGAATTCGCCCTACGCTCTGATTTTGAAAAAGAGATTGCATAGCTCTTATGTTTCGCGGATTTACCCCCCCTTTGTCCGGCGTAGTTCCCATTGTAATCATAAGAACCACATTTTCGATAGTGCGACAGATGGATTGATCAATTTTTTTCATTTCCATCTTGAACTCTATATCATCTAAAACCGGAAAACCAAAAGGTATAGCAAAGGGCTCGTAATCCTGCTTTTTGTAAAAAGAATACTTTAGTCTTTTAGGGTCTAGGTTTACTCTTAAACCGTTTAATGCCCATGAATTATTTTTTATTTTTGTCTTGATGTCTGTATCAAGGGCTTCATAAAGTTCCTTGTCTTCGTCGGTTTTAGGATTTCTTAATCTTTCCGCTTCATATTCACTAAGAACTTTCGCATAAACAGCTACGTCAAATGAAGTTGTACGCTGTGCCACAACGTCAAAAGGGTTTAACAAAATGTACCTAACAGGCAATTTATTAGTTTTTAAAGTTAGTCCAAAATTTCTTACCTTTGAAAAATCCCTGACATTGATTTTCCCTTCGATGGTATATAAAAACACATTTCCACTTCGATAAAACTCTCTAAAAAACTGATCCTTTAAACTCCAAATTTTAATCTTTTTTAACCACGCGTTAACAAATGCCCTAGACTTTGCACTGCCCCCCTCCAAATACAATGTCGAATTAGCAAAATCAGCCATCATGTCAACCGCATTTCTAAAAACAGCTATATTAGCATAAGCTTTCTGAGTTAATTCTATGGCATCCCGAACGTTTACACCGTCAAGCCCGTATTCATACGGAAGCATTCCAGCCCTAATGTTAGTATATTTCCAAAGCTTAGGGGCAATAGCAATATTGTTGCGCCGAGTGGTGGTGGTGTTTGTCGGCCCTCCCGCACGAGAATAAGCTTTAGACTCATAATTATAAAAAGATTCGCCTATTAGCTCGGGCTGATACGTCCCAGCCTTTGCATGAGCCATATTCTCAAAGGACTTTTGCTGTTGCTCGTTGAATTTGTTCCAGTAATCGGACCTTTTGGTATATTTCCGTTTTTCAGCCATGTTAAAAATAAATTACACTTAAAGTTATCAAAGTGACTTTGAAAGTTACTTTCTTTACATTATAAACTCTGGAACGAATGTTTCTATAACATGTTCCTGTTGGACACTAAGAGAATCAAAATGGACTTTAGCCATCCAATTAGCCAAAACCAACGCCGAATAAGAGTCCTTACGGGCTTTGTCTGGTCCACTCTGCCGACGCAAATTGGAAGGCAAATCAAATGTTTGAGTGCCCTGAGCAGTGGTCGTTATTTGAATAAGAGCGCATTCATTTTTTGTTAATTCTATCATATCTGATTGATGTTCAATAAAATCAATCATTTTTGCTCCCCGTGTTTGCTTGGTTTCTTCGCTTGTGCGTAAAAATTTAATATCTAGGATAGGAATGCTCTTGTTTTTTTGTTTTGTGTAAGAGTCGTCCATTGCCCTACTCGCAAAATAAAGGCGAAGGTGGTCAAAATTTGCTTGAAGTAATTCGTTGGCTTGCCTAATCCAATTGCTCGTAGGTTTCCTTAAGATGACATACTGATAGTCAGATTTGTTGTATTGTCGTTTATAAGACTTAAGGTCGTTTTGGTATTCTTCTGGCTTGTCTAGTCCCACCTCTATTGTTTTAAGTTTTAAGTTTTTGCTTTTGAAAGTTTCGCTTTCATTGCAAGCTTGTAAAAACTGTACCCCTCCGTTATAGTCACCACAGACAGCCACTATATTAAAATTCTGCAAACAAAACAAAAAATAATTTATATGGTGTTTAAGGGAAGCTCCCGATAGTGCATAACCGTGAACCAATGTAGTTTTGTGCTCCTCGGGATGAAGCTTTAATATTTGAATAGCAAAATCATCTGAACTTTCAGTTTGTGACCACGAAGGGTCAAATGCCAAAATATATTCAGCGGAAGGGTCCCCTTGTGTTTCTACACAGGGAAGTTCCCCGTCGGAAACGGTACATAGCGCCATCTTACTCGTCTTAAAATATCCGGAACTATC